CCTTTAGCGTTTGGTGATAAATCTGGACGACCTTTACCAGGTCTTTCTACTCTACGCATTTTTCCACCGCATTTGGGACATTTAATTGTATTGCAATGTTTAGAAGTTTTAATCTTCTTATGACATTTTAGACATTCACAATTAAAATTAGCTCCAATATCATATTTGTCTTTATCATCTAATTTATCTGTAGGAATAGGATTACCGTTTTCGTCAGTATCTTCATCTATTGGTTCTTCTCCAGGAATATCTATTCCCTGTCCTTCTCTATTTTCTCGTATGTGAGGATACATAGTATAGTCGTCTCCGTCTTTAGCTTCTTTTTCTCTTCTATGAACCTCAGTTCTATAATCAGTTTCTCCTACAATTTCACAATAAGTTCGATTAGATAATTGTCCTCTTTCCCACATTAATCTCATTTGATTTTTAAACTCATCAGTTCGGAAAATAGAAATAGGAGAAGTAGCAATATAAAAATCTCCTTTTATCCATTTCTTATGCTTTTTATTTTTCTCTACAATCATAAGAACTAAATCTTTTAGAATCTGTTTAAAATCTTCTACTCCTGTTATAACTTCTTCTATAAAGACTTTCGGATTTAATACACTTTCTCGACGAGAAGTAGATGTAGCATCTACAACATCGATAAATCCTAATCCTGATAAAATACTTCTTTCGGCTACTACAAATAAGTCTCTAGTAAAAATAGTTTTTAAATCAGGTATAAAATGAGATAGGTCTTCATCAAAATTTACAGCCCTAATAGGAGTTTTTGTCTTGGCAATATTTCCTGAACGAATTTCGTTCATCAAATTTTGAAAGTCTTTAATTACATCTTTTAATTCGCTATCACTATAACTTTTAATATTTTGAGTTGCCAAACTTTCAGTGCCTTTTTTCACTAAAAGAAGGTATGGAATTATTTGGTCTAAAACTGTTGTTTGTTTGTCTTTAAGAGATTCAATTATCTTCCAATTATGATAAATACCTCGTTTTATAATATAAGGAATAGGATATTTACTAAACCATCTTCCATTAGTTTTGGCAAAAATAACATTTTTATCTAATTTATATTTCATATTCTTGCCAAGATAATAATCATAATTCAATAATGATAGTTCATTTTCTTTTTCGGATTTATCCTTAGCATAAATACTGCCTCCATCTACAAAATACATCTGGGTAGGAAGCACTACTCCATTTATTTCTTCCCACTTTTGAATTTTTAAAACTGGAAACGAAGAATATTTCCATCTTTCTTTAAAATATTCTTTAGCAAGTGGTTTTATTCCCGAAGGAATTTTTCCCTGATAGCTAATATTTAATTCGGTAAGCCATTTCTTCATTATTTTAGTAAAATTATTATTATCTGTCTCAATACTAAAATCGACATTTGCACTATCAACTGCAAAATCTGTTAAAGAATCGACCAAACCAGATAAGTCATCTTTCAACATATCTTTAATTGATGCTACCTGGTCATGAAATCTTGTAGGAACTACAATTTTCTTCAATAATAGTGAAAAAAGTTGATTTAATTCCATTCCATTTGCCATTATTTACTCCTTACTTTGTTTGTCTTTATAATTATTTTCTTTTCCTCTGCCCAAGAAGATGCTCCTACTCCATAGTCTTGTTTCATTATTGGAGTTTGATTAAAGTCTTTTTTAAGCCATTGGGCAATTGCAAATACTCGCCACGCATCGAATAAATGGTCGTTTTCTGAAACACATTTATAAATTGTTCGAGTTCCTGATTGTAAACCCATAACAGAACTAAATTGAGTTTCAAATTTATAATCTATAGGAATTATACATCTACCTTCATATAAAAGGGCTTTCAATCTTCTAACTGACCATTCCGACATAAATTCTGTTTTGGTTACTGGTTTACCTTTTTCCAGAATTATTTTGTTTTTTTCGTTCTTTTCAAAATCTACAGGAATTTTTTCTGTTCCAGCATACCAAACCAAATTATCTTTCTTATATATCTTTTCTAATTCTCTATATATTGCTCGCCCAGTTCCATCTCCACAATCTAATCCTATTACATTAGCTTGTATTTTTTCAATAATATATTTAAAAATTTCTGCCTGTTGGTCATCAGTTAAATTATAAAGAACAATATTGTATAAATAAGAATATTTCTTTCCTATTTCAGATAATATTATAATTTCAGTTCCTGCACTTTCTCCAATATCAGCACAAATAAAAATTCTTTCAGCATTTTTAGGTCGTTCTACTATTATTGTATCTCGAAATTTAGAATATTTCTCTTTTTTAATTTCAAATCTTTTAATTTCTGTTTTCTCTTTATAACATTCTTTAACTCTATCCATATCAAATTCAGAAACGCCATCTGTAACTACTTCACCTTTGACAAAGACTCGATAATTGATTGAATCCTCTCCACCAAACTCTTTTAATCTTTCCTGACGTTGTTTTTCATTCCAATAAGGATTAACATATTGAGGAAGATTTACTATCTTAGCTTTATTTGCAGAATTATGAAAGACTTTACCTGTTGGAGAATGTTCTGTAAAATTTGTCATTCCTGATAATCTTATTACTGCACCTAATTCAGAAAGAGCATCTTGTCTCTTAGCATAAACTTTCTCAGGCTCAAAACTTGCTTCTTCAATCCATAGTTTCTTCATATGTTTACCATAAAACTGATGACCTGGATTTTTTGATTGTAAATTCATATTTATTCCGTCAAGATACCAACCATTCTTTGCTTCTATTTTATATGGATGAGCAGTTCTAATGCTTAATTTCCATAATTTTAATATTGGATGATTGTCAATCGCTGGCTTTATTGCATCTAATACGCCTCGTAAATGGATAGCGTCTAATGAAGCACAACCAGTCCACCAACCGTCATCATGGAGCATAGAGAGAGGAATATCTAATTTTTCTGTGCAAAGAGTTTTACCGTATTTTCTTGCTCCTAAACTGATAGTATCTCCAACATTTTTTCTTAACTCAAATCGTTCTTTTATTTTTTCTTTATCTGTTAAATCGTCCCAATTTTCTGTCAAATTTTCTACATTTTCATCTATCATAGATTCGTAAGAAGGTAAAGGAAATTGATACAAACGTAATTCTCCAAATTTATCTTCTTCAAATTCAGATAAACTATCAAAATTTGAAAATAAAGATTCTATCATAGAGACGGGATAATGCCAATCTTCCATGAATTGAAGTTCTTCTTCAGTTATTTTTTTTAAAAGCATATATTGTCCTATTAGAATATAACGAAAACAGGTAGGAATTATTCAGAAGGTTTGTTATAAATCTTTTCTTTTAACCAATCGATATAGTCAGAAGAACAACCAAGAACTTTAGCTATGTCATCTTTTGTTATTTTGCCTTCTTTTAATAATTTCCATAAATGAACATTAGCCAAGATTCGGTCTTTGAAGAAAGGATGTTTCAAGGATTCCCATGCTTTTATTCTAATCTTTAACATTACCATTTTAGAACAATGAGGACATATGAGGGTTCGAGAACCTTGATTTTCTTCACGCCATTTCTTAAACTTTTTCTTTAATATTTGTATATGTTTAAAAGGGTCTTTTACTTTCTTATCTTCAAATAAACCTAATTTTTCTTTTAAAATTAAAATACATTCTTCGTTATTATTTATTATGTTCATTAAACGAGTAGAAGCAGGTCGTAACACTCCGTTTTTATCTACATCGTTCTTAATCTGTTCTTTAGTTCTCTCTTGTAAAACTTCTCTAAATACAAGCGATTCGAGCAATTGTAAATCACTGAGAGAGTCTATATGATGTATTTCTTTATACTTTTTAAATTTTCGTTGTGCTATACGCTTTTCGTTATGTGTAAGTCCTGTTCCTTTAAAGACTTGTAATTTCTTACTCTTTGCCATATACTCTCCTTACAAATAAAAAAACCGAAGCTTTTAGGCTTCGGATATTCTCCATCAAGATGAGATAGAGGTAATTATAGAAATATTAAAATATAATAAGACAGATTTTCCCCTCATATCTCCTCCCTCTACTATAAGTATACCACAAAAAACGCTCCGTGTCAAGAGTAAAACTCACTTTTTTTCAATAAAAAAAGAAGCCCATACCAAAATATGAGCCTCTTTTTCTATAACTTCTTGTAACTATTGGAGTTACAGATTATCCGCCAAAAAACTTAGAGACTAACCCAAATAACCAATCTTTAATTTGGGCAATCATTTCAGCAACTCTTCCTATAATCTCTACAACTTTGCCAAGTAAAAGTTGTATTTTGCCAATTAAATCTAAGCTGATAATCCCTTGCACAAATTCTCTAATTCTTGCAAGAATATTCTCTAACATGTCAATACCTCCTTAGCTAAGATTCGTCGACGTATCTATTTTCTCACCTTACAACACTTCATATTCAAATTGATACCATCTTC